GAGTTGAAATTTCCTGTAGCTACGACTGATCGACAGCTTCATATCCGATTCGTCAAGACTCTTGGCTCTATTACCCAGACTACCTCCCCGATTCAAATGGCTGGTGTATCGACTTGGCTCTCTCAGCGTTTAGCCTCTCTATCCGCTTTAGTCATAGGTGCTAATCAAACGAGAGCCGATGCTTTGGCATTAGACCTGGTTACGATATGGGATGATCTGAAAGCGACCTTGGTGAAACGTAAACAATCGATCCCAGTAAGGAGGATGCGGACGAGGTATCGGGTTCCCTAATCTCGATTTCTCATCTCGCTTGATTCTTAATCTCGAACGAAGTGAGAGATCTATGCAGAGGCATGAGTTAGGAGGATAGAATGGCGAGACCTTCAGGATTGCGCGGTCGGGGCCTGATGAACGTATGGGCACAGGCTCAGTTGATGGACAACTTCCTAGCACCTTTCAGGGTCTTCTGGGTCGATCCTGCCAATGGAAGTGACAGTCGGGAAGGAACAACAACCGATGAAGCCCTAGCGACACTGGCTGAGGCACATCGGAGGATGACTGCTGGGCTGAACGACATCTGCATGTTGGTAGGCGATGGCTCCACGACAGGGACGGCGCGCGTTACGTCTACTCTGGTGTGGAGCAAGAACGCCTGTCACATCATCGGTGTAGGACCACAAACTCTCAACAGCCGCGCGCGTATTGGAGTTCTCTCTGGGACTACAGCCTATGCGAACTTTGTCCAAGTGACCGCATCAGGTTGTCTGTTCAAGAACTTCAGCATGTTCAACGACAATGCGATCGCGGCTCAGATCACGTGGGCTGACTCTGGAGGTAGGAATCGATACGAGGGAGTCTGGTTCGGTGGCATGGGAGATCAGACCTCAGCCGATTCGAGCACTTCCCGAGTCCTCAAACTGTCAGGGACCGGAGAGCATACCTTCAAGGACTGCATCATCGGTCTGGACACGATTCAGAGAGGAGCCGCAAATGCTTCAGTTGAGTTCGTAGGAGGGTCGAAGAGGAATCGCTTCATCGATTGCGAGTTCAACATGACTTGCGATGCGACGACTCCTCTATTTATCCTCTCCTCTGGAGTAAATCCTCTGGAGACCTTCCAGTTATTCCGTCGTTGCATCTTCCACAATCCATATCCACAATCAAGTGCATCTCTCCTGGCAGCGGTGGCGACTCTACCGGCCAATGGAAATGGTCGCTTGATCATGGACTATTGCTCTCGGTATGGAGTGACGGATTGGGGAACGGATGCGACATCACTGGCTCAGATCTTTGTCAATGGGCCGGCAGTTGGAGCAACAGACGACGTTGGGCGTGGTTCAGTAGCAATTGCGAGCTAGAAAAAGGGGACTTCGGTCCCCTTCTTTTAAATCACTACAATGAGAGATCACGACTCAGTAGTCATCGGGAGCTTCAAGGGTAACTACTCACGAGGAGAGGATGAGACTGTCCCCAAGGAGTTCTTCTTAGACTCTAAAAATATGCAGTTCACGCCGGGGGGATTTAAGAGTCGCGATGGAACACGACTGGATATAAGTATAGGACCAGTCAGGAGGATTACCGCATATAAGAAGATCGGAGAGGCACAGCGCCGTCTGATCCTATCCAACGAGAGTATCTATGACTCTACAAACCTGACTACTCCTATACTGACAGTGCCAGGGATGACAGACTTCTCATCCGTGGTCATCTTCAATCGAGCCTATATCTCACCACACGATGGCCTGACTGGATTGGAGAATGAGAAGGTCTATATCTACAATGGAGTAACTGGGGCGCGGTCGGCGGCAGGTGAGGGACCATCTGGGACTCCTCTATCGGTAGTCGATGGGGCAGCAGGTAAGATACCGGCAGGCATACATATCATAGGAGTCTCATTCCAAACAGAATCGGGATTCATCACTAAGCCAGGATGTTTCTTCTCATTCACCGCCGGGGGAGATCTACAAGCTTTCATATCTAGTATCCCGATCGGTGGCGCGCACGTTTCCAAGAGAGTTCTCCTATCAACTAAGACGCTAACCTCATTCGATGGGAACTTCTTCGACAAGGACTACTTCTACATACCGAATGGGACTATTGAGGATAACGTAGCTACGACTGCTACGGTAGACTTCTATGATGCAGACCTCCAAGAAGATGCGACTCCACTCCTAGAGCAATTAGATAAAATACCCGCCGGCGTAGGCATAGGACTCTATAGTGGTCGGATGCTGATCTGGGGAGAGAAGGCTTTTCCACATAGCTTTCGCGCGTCGGAGATCGGTGAACCGGAAGCTCATAATGAAGTCGAGGGATTCGCAACTGTCAATCCCGGAGATTCGAGCGATGGAATAAGAAACATGGCGGATCTCAGGGAACAGTTAATCATCTATAAGAGTAGGAGAACATATGGGACGGTAGACAATAAGGATACAGCAGCTACATGGAAGGTCGTGCCGGTAGACAATAGTATCGGTGCGGATACTCATGGGATTGGAAAGATCTTAGACTACGGCGAAGATGTTGAGGACTATATCTTTGTGGCAGATCAGGGAGGTCTGAGACTCTTCAATGGATCGTATCTCGATAGCATCATAACCAGGAATATCGAGGATGATTGGGCGCGGATCAATAAGGAATCATTCAACAAGGTCGAGATAGTCCTAGATCCAATCAATTTTCTAATCTTCATAGCCGTCCCTCTCGATGATGCGACTGAACCGAACTGCGTTTTCTATGGTGACTACTCTGATGGAATTACAGATCCTAAATGGACATGCTGGACGTTCCCTAATAATCCACAGTCAGTCCTAGTAGACTTCGTTAATAAGACTCCTATCTTCAAATACGGCTCTCTTTCCGGTAACATCTATCAACTGGATCCAAATAGAAAGAATGACAATGGTGAAGCAATCGATCAGTTTGTCCAGTTCGCTCTCATGCCGACTGCCGAAGATGATCTAGTTCGCCATTTCACAGGTATCAAGGTCAAGGTGCGCGGCGTGGGGACTCTAGACGTAACTGCCTATACATCAGGTATGGATTTAAGCGTAGCCGGTGAACCGATAGAGCTGACAGAGACATCGGGGATGGCTAAGATCTCTAAGTTTGGCCTAACATCTGATAGGTGCTCGGTGAAGTTGAGGACGAATAGATTGAATGAGCACTTCTCTATGACTAGATTCGCTAGCTACTACCTGGATCTCTGGGAGATGGTTGGTTAAGGGCGAGGTCTGTAGGAGAAAGAGATGCCAGTCCAGCCTGTGCTTTCGGAAATCGCCAATCTAATCCAAGGTCTGCAACAGACTAATCCACGCCTGGCGCGCGCCATACTGATTCTTGCGACGAAGATCGATGAGTTGATCAAGGAGATCGAATCTGCCTGATCGTATTGTAAGCACATTCTCTGGGACTAAAACTAACTGTCTAGTTCTATACGACAGTTTAATTGCTTGCGTCCCGGTAGAGACTATAGAAGATCACTTTGACTCGAATGAATGGTCAAGTATCCAGGAACAGATCGATGCTGGATTCTATCTCCCATTCATGCCGTCCCTACTCACTGCACAGTATCAAGAGGAGTTCGATCTGGGAGAGACTATAGAGAGTGCTAATGTTACGATCTCCCTAGACTATCGTAAGATAGCTGGGGATGTCCTGGTCTATGTCGAGTTGGATAAATTACCAGGTGTGGATGTAGTTCTTCAAGATTCTACTGGCAATCCAATACTCTCTGCCTCTGGTGATCCAATCTATGTGGTCAATATGGATTGGAGTAACATCTATACGCAAGGGGATCGGATCCATCTGGATGAGTTTAACAAGCTTAGACTACGGCTGAGTTTCGTAGGAAAAGATGATAAGTCTCTGGTGAAGATCTCTAACCTATCGATCAACATAGAGAGGGTATAGTGGCAAATTGGTCCGATCCTGAGCCATCATCTCCATTCGAGGATCTCATCACACAGATGAAGGATCGTGACGTAGATGCTGTCACTCTCCTCAAAGCTGTCGCACTAAATCTACCAACTGGAGCAATCAGATGGAACAGAGCTACACTGAGATTCCAAGAGTGGGATGGAGCAGCCTGGCAAAACCTATCCTTATCTGCGGGTATAGCTTTGGGGACGATGTCTCAGCAGGACTCAGATGATGTAACGATCACTGGAGGAGATATAAGTGGAGCGACATCTGTATCAGTAGGCAATCTGACTGGTAGCCCAATAGACCCCGATAGACTTGGAAGTGGGACTAAAAGTGGATCATCCTTCCTCGCCGGTGACTCTGTATATAGGGAACCTCTACCAATCGGGTCGAGTGCTCTATGGTTCACAAGTGCTCCTCCAACTGGATGGCTTATTTGTGACGGGACAGCAATCTCTAGGACGACGTATGCAGCTCTCTTTTCAGTTCTTGGGACTACATATGGAGTTGGAGATGGATCGTCAACCTTCAATCTCCCAGATCTTCGAGGTAGATTCCCGTTCGGTAGGGCCGCGTCTGGGACAGGATCAACTCTAGCTGGAACCTTTGGTGTTGTAGATCATACGCACACTGGACCATCCCATACGCATAATTACACTCAGATCGTAAATCACACGCATCCTGTAGTCATAGTTGATCCTGGGCATGACCATGATATCCAAGGCTCGGATGATGATCCTGTAGTGGTCGCTGCCGGTGCTGGTGAATCGCCTGTCAATAGTGGGAATACAGAAACAGAGAATGCTTTCACGGGGATAACTGCTACTACATCTAATCCTGCTGGTAGTGTGGCAACTGGTGTCACTGAGGCTGGGGGGACTGGAGTTACAGGACTAAGTAATCCTCCTGCTCTGACTGTGAACTTCATCATCAAGTATTAGCTCTGCTTCGCATCGCTTAAGATAAGAGATAGGAGATAGGATGGATGAAGAAGCCCTACGGAGTCATGATTTAGATGAGGAAGAAGATGATAAGGCACGGCTCAATAGGAGGAAGGCGAATCTGATATGGGAGATCACACAATCCTTCATAGCGATAGTCATCGTCATATCCAATATGGTCGTGGCTGTAATACATGGGATCGGTAAAGCTACTAGTGAGTTTCCTATAGTCCTATCATCTGCCCTCTTCCTGATCGTAGGTTTCTATTTCTCTCGGACTGGACGGGATACAATAGGTAGTGTTAAATCTACTACTGTGAGGAGGAGTAGGGCTAAATGATTCGGTTGCGACCTCTCAATGACTCTGACATCTTGAAGCTAGATAGATTATGGCAGGAGCATTGGTCAGCTTCATCTCTACCTGGGCTAAAGAATCGGATAGTCGATGCTATAGCTTACGACGATGCAGAGGATTATAGAATCGTCGGATATGGGCAGGCTAAACTGTTCGCTGAACTTATGCTCTTTCTAGATCCAACCTGTTCGAGAAAGCAAAGATCGACAGCTCTAAAACTACTTATGTCAGAGGCTCTTAGAGGATCGGAGCAGTTTGGGATAGAGGAGGTCTACTGTTTCATCAAGGATCCAGACTTCTCTCTACTCATCCAAAAGCACTACGACTTCAAGGCTATCATCCAACCCGGCGAGCTCTTACTTCGTAAGATCTAAAGAGGAGATAGACAAATGGGTGGAGGCAAGGATCAGAAGGACGCCAATGCGATGATCCGCCAGACTCAAGCTACTGAGGCAGCTAGAGGTGAGCGGTCAGATGTCATGAATCAGTATGATCTATCGGCTTCCAGAGGTCGTGCCAATGACTTATACGGTGGAATAAAGGGGGGCTACGAGTCTCTCATGGGTCCAAGACCAGCAGGTAGTGGGGGTGGAGGAGGCGGTGGAGGTGGAGCAGATCCTCGATTTGGTGCAGTCCAGGGGTCATATGAAGATTTTATGAAAACTGGCGGATGGGCACCTGGTAGGACTGCATCTATCGACGAGAACATAAGTGGGCTAAAAACCCTTGGTAAGACAGGTGGTGTGAGCGACGTCAATCAAGCTCGCGCGCGTGGTGGTGGAGTCTACGATGAGTTTGCCAGGACAGGTGGCTTGTCGGATATGGACCGATCGAACATCAGGTCACGAGCTACTTCCGGTATACCTGCTATGTTCGGTAGAATGCGAGATGAGGGATCGAGACTAGCAGACGTCCAGGGAGGATATGGACCTGGTCGTATGGCTATGCAATCTCGCCTGGCGCGCGGCCAAGCTGGAGCCATGTCTGATGCCTCTCTAAATGCCGAACTAGGAATCTCCGACATGGCTAGACAGGGAAGGCAGTGGGGCGCGCAAGGGATGCAGGGATCTGAGATGGATCTACAAAGACTGCTCACTGGGAATCAACTCTCATCTCTGACTGGGGCATCGGGGATCGAGCAGAATATGGTTGATTCTCAGATTAAGGGTAGGATGTATGGGACGGATTCTCTGAATCAGCTAGCTCAGCAGGATAGGGCGGCTGCTGCTGCGGGTGCTGCTGGAGATAGATGGCAGCAGGAGTTTGACTTAAGGCGTCAACTCTCCGGTCTGGAAGGTCTTGGATCTCTCTACTCTGGTGGACCTGGTGAATATGAGGCTGCCAAGCAGTATGATCTACAG